GTGGGCACTATTGTCGCACGCAAGAGCGCAAAAGGAGAAACTCGGTATCGCGCGCAGGTGCGCGTGATGCGAGATGGTAAGCGGGTTCGGGCTGAGTCGAAGACGTTTAGCAAGAGGGCGCTGGCGAAGGAGTGGATCCGGCGGCGTGAGGCAGAACTTGAGGTCGCTGGCGAGGCGGGGTTGCCAGAAGGTGCGGACCTGACGCTTAAGCAAGGCATCAAACTGTATCTTGAAGCCGTTGGCGATAACTTCGGGCGCAGCAAAAATGCTGCTTTGCGGGCGCTTGCTGAGATGCCGATCGCGGAGTTGCGAGTGGTGGATCTGACGGCGCGGGACTTTATCGAGCATGTGCATTGGCGCAAGGCGCAGCCGGTGACGCCAAGTCATCCGCGCGGGGTGGGGCCTTCTACCCTGAATGGTGACCTGGTCTTCTTGCGGTTGGTGGTTCGCTACCTGCAGCGCGCCAAGGGGCTGCCTGTAGGGTCGACTGTGGTGTCTGAGGCGGTTGATGCATTGCGGGCAGGGCGGTTAATTTCCAAAGGTAGTCAGCGAGAGCGGCGGCCAACGGCAGATGAACTTCGTAGGCTGGATGCCTATCTGTATGACCGGTGCCAGTCGGGCAGGATGACAGTGCCTATGTGGCACCTGATGTGGCTGGCAATCTACAGCGGTCGGCGGCAAGAGGAGTTGTGTCGGTTGCCCAGGGCAGGGCTGGATCGTGACCATGGGGTGTATTTGGTTGAGGGCGGGATTAAGAATCCTGCCGGTCGGGTGAAGCGGGATGTGGAAGCTGTGCTGCCGGCGGCCGGGTGGCAGGTGGTGGATCGGATCTTGGCGGATTTCCCTGGTGATGCGGGTATGCTGCTGGACTTTAACCCGAAGTCTGCTGGTGCCCGCTGGAACCAGGCTTGCAAGATGCTGGGCATCGTGGATCTGCGCTTCCATGACCTGCGACATGAGGCGCTGTCGCGGCTGGGTGAGGATGGCCTCACGGTGCCGCAGATCCAGCAGGTGAGTTTGCACCAGAGCTGGGACAGCCTGCGCCGGTATGTGAACATGCCGGCGCGGCGGGGGGAGCGGTTGGAGTTTGTGGATTCTGTTGGTGTGAAGGGGGAACTATGACCGCATGGGATGTGGTAGAGCCGGTTCTGACTCTTTTCTTGTCGGTTTCATCATTGGTGGTGGCTTCCATTGCCTTAACTGAATCTGCTAGGAACGGGCAGGCGCAAAGAGAGCATGCCCGCTTGTCGGTAAAGCCGCTCCTTCATACTTGGCTTGAAGATAGTGCGCCTAATAGAAGTGTTGTTCTGTTGCTCAAGAACAACGGGGTTGGTCCTGCAATCATCAACCAAATCAGGTTCTTCCCTGATGGCAAGCCCCATGGGGTGACATACAAACTGGAAAATATCGGTTTTTTGTTGGATGCGCAGATAGAAAGGTTTTTTGATCGGGCTTCCTTTCGCGCGATCTCTCTCGCCTCGGCGTATGCGTTACCAGCGGGTAGTCAACTGACCCTCCTCACGATCGAGACCAAGCCTGATCTGCCGGGCTATGAAGCAGAACGATTAGCTGTTGAGGTTCGCCAGAGCCTCTCATGCTTCATTGAATACGAAAACATTTACGGTGAGGCCGTTCAGGTGGTCGATCCCTGATCTAAGCCGCAATGGCAAAGGGGTTTCTCATGTTGGCTTCCACCAGTGCCTTGCACGGGTAGGGGGAAACGCTGTTGCCGCACATCTTCACCTGGTCGGCCTTGGTGAGGCGGGTGCCGTCGAAGGTGTGGGTGTGGATGTAGTCGCCCGGGAAGCCTTGGCCCTTGAACAGTTCGTGGGGCTGAAACATGCGCATGCCGATATCCACGATCCGATGGGGTTCGCCTTTCACCATGACAAGGCCCATGCGGTCCTTGGTTGGGATGGTGTGCATAGGTTCCTTCAGGCTCTGCCATTGGCCGCCTTCGCTGTAGTACTTCATCAGGAAGGCCTGCACCAGCGCGGCTTTCCCGCCACCGCCGGCGGTGATCGTGCCCAGAGGGTCTCTGATGTCACTACCGATACTGTTCCCGAAATCCCGCTGAATGTGGGCGGTCACCAGGCTGTGATGGTCCACCGTGGTAACGGTGCCCAGCGGTTTGCGCAAGTCGGTACCGATTACGCCGGTGTAGTGTTTGGCGAGGAAGGCGCGAACTTTTGCTTCACGAATGTCGTGAACATTGAGGGCCTGAAAGTGCTGGATAGGCGGGATGTAAGGAGTATCACACTCCACCACAAAGCGGCGTATGCCCTCAGCGATCCGGCGGCAGGTGGCATCGGCCAGCGGCTTCTTGCGCTCGAAGATGCTGGGGCAAGGTAGGCTCCAGTCGATGATGTCTGCAGCAGTGCGGTAGGGCTTCAGGCCTGGGCCGTGGGTGGCTGCTGGCCAGACGATGGGTAGGCCATCGCACCGGGCCACCAGAAACAGGCGCTTGCGGATGGTGGGGGCGCCGTAGTCGCAGGCGCGCAGTTCCTTCCGTTCCACCTGGTATCCGTGCCGCGTAAGGGCGTTCACAAAGCTGCGGAAGGTGTCGCCCTTGCGCTTGGGGCAGGGCAGGTGGGTGATGCCGTCAGGGGTTTCCTGTTTGACCACCGGGCCCCAAGTCACAAACTCTTCCACGTTCTCCAGCATGATCACCCGTGGCTTCACGGTACCGACCCAGCGCATCACTACCCAGGCCAAGCCGCGCACCTGCGGTGAGACCGGCTTGCTGCCCTTGGCTTTGCTGAAATGACGGCAGTCCGGGCTGAACCAAGCCAGCCCCACCGGGCGGCCCTGAGTCACCTCGCGCGGATCCACATCCCAGACGGATTCGCAGTAGTGCTGGGTGTGGGGGTGGTTGGTTTCGTGCATGGCCAGCGCGATCGGGTTGTGATTGATGGCAATGTCCACCGGCCGGCCAATGGCCTGCTCAATGCCGGTGCTGGCACCGCCGCCGCCGGCGAAGTTGTCCACGACCAGTTCATCAAAGTTAAAGCCGGCTTGAGGGTGGGTTCGGAAGTGGTTCATGCCGACTCCTTGTGATTGTCGAATAGGCGGCCTTGCTTTTGTTCTTGCTCGATTCTTATACAGGCCCGCTCGAAGTAAGTGCGGTCAATTTCAATGCCGATGAAGCGATGCCCGAGGCGCAGGGCGGCAACACCGGTAGAGCCGCTGCCCATAAATGGGTCCAGTACCAGGCTGCCCGCATCCAGCTTGCATTGCTCAATGCACCATCCCATAAGAGCTACTGGCTTTTGTGTGGGGTGCTGTCGGTATGATCCGCGCGATACGTTCTCCTCTCCCGCTCGGACCATTCCTCGCCACTTCTGAACATAAAGGCGGGCGGGGCCGCGGAGGTTTGTCCAGGCCATTTCGCAATCAGCTTGGTGGTCGCTGGTTGATCCGTCGCGCTTATCCCAAATCAGCCAGCAGGATGCATCCGGTAAGCGGCTGCAAAAGTGGTTGCCACCAAAGAGAATCGTCTTGTGGAATTCCAGAAAAGGGGCTGGGTCAAATGGCTGGTCGTCGCCGTGGATCACGAAATCGTAATCGACGGTTCGGCGGGTGGTGTTCCATCGATTGCGAGAGGTGCCGGTGAGTTTGGCAATGTTGATCCCGTACGGTGGATCACTGACCAGAGCGTCAATGCTGCTCAGCTTTTCTATTATTTCTAGGCAGTCGCCATGCCAAAGCTCAGCGTTGCCGATAGTGACTTTTTCCATCAGCTCGCCTCTGGCCAAATATCACAATCGTATACATCAAGCGCGGAAGCGATTTTCCGGGCGGTGCCGAGCAAGGGGTGGGCAAGGCCTCGCTCTATCATGGATAGCGAGGATTTTGCGAGGCGAGTTTTATCAGCAAGTTCATCAAGGCTTATGCCCTGACTTTTCCTTATGGCTCGCATGTTGTTGTCCAGCGTCATCTCTCTTTCCCTATCTCAGCTTGATCACTTGAAACCCGGCATCGGTTACTACCCAATCCAGTTCGGCCAGCGTGTCGTCAGCTGTCTGGGCGGCGATGGGTATGAGGTCGTGCAGTTCGCAGCGTTGGTTGTGGCGGATGTCTTGTCGCCATTTTTCTGTGCCATCGGTGGCGAACACGCGGATGAGCCATTTGCTGGGGCCGAGTCCGCGTGCACGCGGATGGATGCGCGGTTCGTCGTTGTGCACGGAGTAGGTGGCTACGATCATTGGTGCCTCCCGTGTACCTGGGTGAGTTGCTTATTGACGGCGCGGCCCCGGGCAAAGACGGCTTTGGCCAGGCGTTGGCGGTCACGTTCGCTGTGGCTGGATTGACGGAATTGGCCGAAGTAGCTGTTGGAGGTGGCGGTCACCTGGTGTGCCGGTACGGTGGCGATGCGTTGGCAGGCGTGTCGTACTGCCCGGCGGCGGACGGTGCGGTGCCATGGCTTGATGACTTGCCCCACGAAATCCACGCCACGATCTACCGGCTGCAGCACTGTCTTCTTCGGGTTGAGCTGAGCGCTCAGGTTTTGGGGTAGCCATGCCTCTATCTGGCGATGGGCATCGTTGAGCCATGCTGGGTCGCGGTGGAGCAGGATGAAGTCGTCCACGTAGCGGATGTAATGCCGTGCCCGGAGCGTGTGCTTGATGAACTGGTCCAGGGCGTTCAGGTAGATGTTGGCGAAGAACTGGCTGCTCAGGTTGCCGATGGGCAGGCCCAAGTGTGCTGGGTGGTTGGTGAGCCGCTTGTGGGCGGGTACCTGGTCCAGCAGGGCGTGATCGCCCCGAATTTCGTGATTTACCCGTGGGTCGTGAAACAGGATCTGGGTGGCGAGTTCGCGCCACCAGGGTTCGGGTATGTGCTTCACCAGCTGCTGATGCAGGATGCGCTTGTCGATGCTGACAAAGAAGTTGGCCAGATCGCATTTCAGGTAGTGAGCGCGGTGCTGCCAGTTTTCTGTGAGGCTGCGGATCTTGGCTTCCAGGCGGCGGGCACCGTAGTGGGTGCCCCGCCCGGGTATACAGGCGCAGCTATCGGCGATGAACCGGGCGTGAAAGCGCGGGGCGATCTGGTTGTACAGTAGGTGGTGCACAATCCGATCACGGAATTGGGCGGCCCAGACTTCCCTTGGCTTGGGGTGGGTAACCACAAAGCAGATGGAGGGGCTGGGTGTGTAGCTGCCGTCTCGCAGTTCCTGATCCAGTTTCCGGAGGTTGCTTTCCAGCTGGATCTCGAAGGCGAGGGCGCTGTTGCTGGTGCGTTTGGATTTTCGGCAATCGAAATACGCTTGCACCAGGTCTTCAAATAAAAAGTCAGCATGGCACTCAAGGCCGGCGAATAGATCTGCGGACGGCGCGAGCGCGGAACGCGTTGTTCTTGTGGTCGTTGTTCTGGTCGCCATCTTCAAAGTCCTGTCTCCAGGCGTTGTTGGCTGAGTACTGCGCCGTGTCGTGCTATCAACGTCGCTCTACCGAAGGCGGGGCCGATCAGTGGAGAAACTGCGCGGGGCCTGTGCTGGCGCGCCAGCGTGGTTCCCTCGATGCGCGTGGCGGTGGCCTTGGTGGGGCCAGCGGCACGACCAGATTCAAATAAGCGCACGGGTATGATCGCCATGACGGTCATACAGCAGGCGCCGCTGCGGCGTGTCGTTTCCATCCCGTTGCCTGGCGGCCTATTCCATCGGTGATCTCAATTGTCCGGGCGTACTGCTTGGTGGAGATGAAGCGCTTGTCTTTCGAAAGGCGCAGCAAGAGTTCCACCACCTGCAGGCGCTCCAGCAGATCCTCGATGTGCGGGGTTTTGTTGCGGGCGACGTTGGCCCTGAAGATCAGAACCAATATCTGCACGCATTCTTCCCGGATCTTCTCGCCGATGAGCCGTTTGAAATCACGCGGGATGTTCCGGGTGATGTCGGTGGTCACGGAGAGCAGGTCATAGGCCAGCTTGTATATCGGCAACTGGTGATGAAGTGCCATGCTGAAAACTCGCGAAGCGCGCTGCGCGCGCTGTTAATGGTTAAAGGGTTGAATGGTTAATGAATCTGCGGACGGCGCGAGCGCGGAACGCGGTGAGCTTGCGGTCGCCGTACTGGTCGCCAACTCCAAAGTCCTGACTCCAGGCGCCGTTGGCTGAGCACTGCGTGCTGGACCAATGCCACACTTTGTCGAAAAGCTCAGGCACGTTGCCGTAGAGCAGGGACAGTTCGCGGCGCGCTGGGAGGTACCAGTCGTGGTGGCCATTCAGGCGCAGGGTGTGTGCCCAGCGTGCGGCGGGGTAATCATTGCTGCTTTCCACCAGTGCCATGGTGTTTGCCAGGCCGTCCCATTCGTGGTCTGCGCCTTCTATTTTTTCGCCGGTAGGTCCCCATTCCAGTTTCACCTCTTCAACGGGGTGGGCCACGATCAAGTGATAATCCGGAAGTCCATTGGTGCCGCGCACCATGCCAGCATAGATGCCGCCTTGCTCGGGCCATTCTTCGCCGATAGCCGGGGTCTGGGCGGGGTTGTCGTTAGCGTGGCCGGGAAGAGTGGCTAGCCAGTTTTTCACAATGGTGTCGTGAGGCAGCAGGATCGTGGCCCCGGCGTGCTTCACTTCCATCAGTTCCTGAGTCTTCATGTCAGTCTCCAAAAAATCGGCGCGAAGGGCGCTGCGCGCCCTTTAAATGGCTGAATGGGTTAATTGATGAGGAATCTGCGGACGGCGCGAGCGCGGAACGCGTGGCGCTTGTGGCCGCCGTCCTGGGCGCCATCTCCAAAGTCCTGACTCCAGGCGCGGTAGGCTGAGCCCTGCGTACTGCTCCAGTACCAGGCGCGCTTCATGGCCTGCTCACCGTCTTCCTGGAAGCTGGTCACCGGGGTTTGGCTGGGTGCGCCGGCAGAGTAGGCATAACCAACCGGTACGCTGCTGGGGTTGTCACCGCGCAATCGCCAGTTTTCATCTGTGGTGGGCTTCAGGTAGCGGTAGATCAGCTCCAGCTCATCACGGGCGGGCAGGTACCAGTCTGTGAAGCCGTTGATGGTGAGGTCCTTAATGGCCTTGGCCAGTTCGCTGCCGGCTTCTACCATGGCCTGGGTATTCGCGTGGCCATCGAAGAAGCTGGTGGAGCCGTTCAATTCCTGGCCTGGGCCCCATTCCTGATCATCCAGATCACCTTCTTTGGGTGACACAACAATGCCGAACTGCTGGCCATTGATGTTGATGATCCCGGCGAAGTAGCCGCCTTCCAGCTCGGTGCCGGGTGTCAGTGGTTGGTTAGCTGCTGCTGTTGCTTGTTGCATGGTTCTCTCTCCCGTGAGGGTGGTTGGGTTAATACTTTTTGCCGTTGTCGCTGGCGCGGTTGACCAGTTTGTGATCAGCGCGTTGTTGGTTGTAGGCCAGCTTTTCGGCCATGGCGCTGCCCAGGTCGTAGCCCATGGCGCCGGCGAGGTCGCAGATGCGAATGACAGCATCGGCCAGTTCCACTTCAGCCATGTCGCGGTGGGGCAGGTGGTCGTCTTTCAGGCCTTTGCGGTGGCCTTCCATGGCTTCGCTGATCTCGCTGTGGATCAGGCAAAGCTTGGTCGGGAAAGTCGGGTTGGGGTCGATGTCTTCACCGGTTTTCGGGTCGGTCCACCAGCCTGAATTGCGGCTCAATTTATGGCAGGCCCATACCAGGGCGTTCGTGTGGCCAGGGATGCCGTCCAGCGTGATCTCCATCATGACGTCGATGCCGGGTTTGGCCTGAGCGATCTGCATGTGGTTGCTGTCCAGTGCGTGGCTATCTGTGGGGCGCGTGCTCATGGGTTGCTCCTATGCTGCTTGGTTAATGGCCTTCCATTCCCGGGCGGCTTCTTCGCGGAGCGCGTCTAGGTAGTTGGCGAGGTCTTGGGCGTGTACTAGCCAGGGGGCTTTCTGGCTCTTTGCGCCACGGTGTACCGGGAAGGGCAAGGCCTGCCGGAGGGCGCGGCGTTTGGCTTGAGCCGGGTTGAGGCCGAGGTACTTTTCCGCGACCGGCTCCAGTGGGATCTCGGCGGTTTCGAATTCGGCCATGATGAGAAATAGTGTGTTCATAGGATCATCAACGTAATCGCGAGGGCGGCACCGGTGGTGAGCAGCAGGATCATCATGCTGCGTTCGCCGCGGCGTTCGGGTGGTTCAGTTGGCAGGCGAAGTTGCACAGCGCCTGTGTGGCGGCGTGGGCTTCGCAGGCGGCTTTTGCCTGGTCGGCAGTGCTGTAGCAGCCGATGCAAGCGTGAAGGGTGGCTCGCCAGTTCAGCTTGTCGTAGGCCGGTTTGGGTGGCCATGCGGTGTAAACGGCTTTGCCGGCAGTGAAGGTCTTGCTGACCTGGTAGGCCCCGGCCTTGAGCGCGTATTTGTGCTTTTGCGTCCATTCCATGTGCTCCCTCAAGCGGCGTTGTCCAGCTGGCCAAACAGTTCCACCAGGCCGGCTTCGGTAATGTCGATGCGGATGTTCCAGCGCCAGCCCACAATGGGGTGCCGATACTGAAACTGTTCTTCTTTCAGCCAGCCCTCGCGCACCCATTCCGGGTGGGCCTTGCCTTCCGGGGTGATGGCACCCAGCTGCACCAGGCGCTGGCGCAAGTGGCTGGGGTTGGTGCCCAGGCGGTGCGCGGCTTCACTGATGCGGATGGCTGGCTGGTTCATGGTTCAGGCTCCGAAAGGCTCTCTGCCGCTGGCCTTGCCAGAGGGTGCCTGCTTCCACCACTTGCGTGGTTGCTCAGGGTGGTGCGGCAGGTAGGCGAAGTGCGGCCATTGCCCACCAACACGGCGGAGGAATCCCCAGTGATGCTTCCAGTCGGTATGGATGAATAGCGTCCAGGTTTCTGGTTTCACCTTGGCAATTCGGTGGAGTGTCGAGTGGGTTATGTGGTTGAACCACCTCACGGATCGTGTGTGCTCTACTGCCACCACGGTGTCATGGGTTACCCATTGGGCGTGGGGTGCGTGGTGCTCGTTGTAGCGCCCTGTGAGCACCAGGCTAATGGCGTGGTTCCACGGGTGGTTGTGCAGGTTGCGTTCGTGGTCATCACGAACGAAGCGATGCAGATAAATCGTGAGACCCAGCCATTGGCCAATGAAATAACGTTCCATGTAGGGTTTGTCCTCGATTTTGATTAACCGAGTAGGGCGGTAGGCGGTGAGCCAGTAGAGCAAGCGCGCGATCAGCTTCATGCGACACCTCGCATGGATAGGTTCGGATTGTTAGCCGCGCTCCAGGCGCGAACGATGGCGCAGACGGTTTTGCCCAGGTCTTCTTCGGTGCCGTTGTTCAGCAGATAGCTGTCCTGCTGGTCCAACGTGATCGGCTGGTTGGTGCTGTGGGTGCTTTCGCTGGTGCCTTCCGGGCGGCTGACGTGGATCACCAGGCCGCGCATGGCGCGTACCCAGTAGGCTTCGTCTTCGGTGCGCACGTCAGTGATCACTGCCAGTTCGGGGGTGTCCTGGCTCTCTTCCAGTTCGCGCAGGGTGTCCACCAGGCGAACGATCAGGTAATCCTCACGAATGGTCTTGCGGACGGCATCGCCCAGCTGCTCAAGAAAGGCCCGGATGGCTTTGTCGCCTTGCTGCTTGAGGGAATGGATGTCTTCCACGGTGAGGCCGAGTGCCACGGCTGCCATCTCGTACAGCGGGGCAGCAAACGACACCTCTGCGGTGTGGTATTGGGAGCTCAGTGCTTGGGCAGCAGTGTTCTTACCGGCCCCGCCGGGGCCAGTGAAGGCGATGATTTTCATCGGATGTACTCCATGATTTCTGGGCTGGTGTCGCTGGGCCGATGGGTCAGGTATTGCGGCGGAATATCGAGACCGAAGTGCTGTTCCAGTTCTTGCCGCATCCAGTTTTGGTAGTGCTGTTCGCCAAGCGAGATCAGTTCCGCGACGGTGTATTCGGTGATCGGTTTGCCAAGCAGGGCGATGGCGTCAGCAAAAGAGCGCTGGTAACGGCCGTTGCATTCGCCAAAGGGCAGGCTGGATTCGATCAGGTAGAGGGTGGCCAGTGTCTGGTCGCTTCGCTCTGAGATAGTGGTCATACGATGGCTCCCTCAATGGCCTCAGCCGCATCCGCATAGCAGGCCCCGGCGGTACCGGTGCCGTGGTAGATGATGTTGCTGGGGTCGCTGGCCGGGTAGATTGTCACGGCGGTGGTGTCTGCCTGCTTGGCAACGGCCACGGTGAGGGTGATGCCGTGCACCCGGATCAGTTTGTTGGCGCTGGTGTGGCCATCCGCACTGCGGATGGCGGCGCGCAATTCCCTTTCGTTCTGCATGGTGAGTCTCATGCGGTGGTACTCCCTGTGTGTTTCCTGCGGCAGCGCTGGATGTACTGGTCTGCGGCTTCGGTGATGCGGGCCCGGGCGGTGAGGGTCTGGTGGCTGACGGGCAGTTCGGCCATGTAGCGGTCCAGCAGGCGGCCACTGCGCACCATGGCCTGATCCATATCGGCCGTGGTGGGCAGGCGCTTGAAGGCGCGTTGTGCGTTGTGAATGCGGGCTGGGATGCTGGTCATGGCTATCACCCGATCAGGCCGCAGAGGGGCCGTTGTCGTGGGTGAAGTGGTGCCCGCTGGTGCGCTGGGTGTTCTGACGGCGGTTGGCGAATTCGCCAGCGCTGATCAGGTCAGCACGCTTGCCGCTGATGACGGCCACCATGCCGGTGCGCACTTGAAGGCGGTGCAGGTCTGCCGGGTTGGCGGCAGTGGGGTGGATGTGGATGGTTGTCATGAAGTACTCCATCAACCGTTGGTTTAGTTGCTCAGAGTAAACCACAGGTTTATGCAGTGGGCAACCCCCGGTTTATAATTGAATTTGTCGGGGGGGTGGCGAGCTTTATAATTACCTTTTGAATTTGCCGAGTAGAGGGAACGACGATGGCGGATGAACGGCGGGGTGGATATTGCAACACATGCCAGGAAAACAGGGTTGTGTTCCGGCCAGGAACCAGTCACATACTGCATCTGCTTCTGACGATAGTGACAGCTGGCTTGTGGCTGATTATCTGGATTGGATCAGCAGTTAAGTTTGGCGGGTGGCGTTGTTCCCAGTGTGGGTCAAAGCGTGTCACCAACGTTCAGTGATCAGGTGGTGATTGCAGATGGAATATAGCGCAATAGTGGCTGGCACTGGATTCGAGGGTAGGGAAGAAAGGATTCGGGCTCTGGTCAGGCCTGGCATGGAGGTTTACTTGGTGCCGGAACCAACCAATAAGTTCGATCCTAATGCAATCGCTGTGTTTGTCCCTGTGAAGAAGTGGTACACATTCTTTTTCCCGGCCAAGACCCAGATCGGGTATGTGAAAAAAGATAGGGCTGCTTTTCTCAAGAGGAAAATGGACGAAGGAGGGAAAATACTTGGGGCTGAGGTGGTTAGCATGTATACAGAAAAACACCACCCCAGAGTGTCATTGATAATCAAGACTGATTGGTAGTCCCTTTAAAAATCCATCTCCATGCGCTTTACAACGCCTATCATCGTGCAGTTACCGTTAATCGGGATAACGGGGTAGGCGGGATTGAGCGGTTTTAGGTACTTGTTCCCCCCATCCAGTACTAGTTTTTTAAACGTTGCTCGGTTGGTGTCTGTGAGCTTGGCTACAACGAGGTCACCGTTATCGGCTGTAGGTTGGGGGTGAACCAGGATGTAACACCCATCAGGGAATGAGGGTGTGCCGTTCGGGTTAATCATGCTGTCCCCGTCAACTTGCAGCCAAAAAGCGTTATCTGGGGATTTGCTTGGCATCGCCCTTGTTTCGTTCCCGGTTCCTACAGGGTAAGGGTCTTCTGCTTCTTGCCATTCACCAGCCGCTACAAAGCTGATTACCGGGGCAAACTTGGTCGTGCTGTATCGGCCTGTGCTTTCGCCAACATTTGACCTTGAATCAATGCCGGTCATCAGCCATTCAAGGCTAACTCCAAGATAGTCAGCTGCTAAGGCCAGGTTCTCTCTCTTAAGTTTCCCTGTTCTGACCCATTTAGTGACTGCTTGCGGTGATACACCGCAATGTGCAGCCAGGCCTTCCTGATTTTTGCCGGGAGAAGCGCTGAGGGCCTCGGTGATTCTGTTGCCGATGTGGGTTTTCGCGAGTGTATTCATGTGTGAATTTTAAACCTTTGGTTTACCTCAAGGAATAAATCAAAGGTTGACCTCAAAAGTAAACCTGTGGTTTATTGCTCGTGGAGGTGTGCTATGACCAAACCCAAATCCGCACTCACAAAGGCAATTGAAGCGGCAGGTGGCCAGTCCGCTTTGGCCGAGTCTCTTGGTGTCAGTGTCCAGGCAATCACGAAGTGGAAAAAACGCCCAGAAGGTAAGCAGGTTCCTGCTGATCGGGTAGTTGCCGTGGAGGCTGCGACCGATTTTGCAGTAAGGCGCCAAGAGCTTCGGCCTGATTTGTATTTGCCAGCTGAGGGCGATTGTGCCGCCTAACTGGTGTGGCTTTTTATTTACCCGGATTTCCTAGGGGAAACTACAGGAAACTAGGGGAAACAAATTTATGGAAATCAAACAGTTAACCCTGAACTTCGAAAAGGGTCTCGCTGATGCCTGGTCTTCCTGCAGAGAGTACGTGGCGTACCGGGTGCACCATCAGGGTAAGCCTCAAAAGGTGGTTGCTGCTGATATGGATTACAGTCCCAGCGACCTGTCCAGGAAGTTGGCCCAGAACCCTGATGATTCCCGGCGCTTCACTCTAGATGATCTTGAAAAGTACATGGACGTCACCGGCGATACCCGCCCGGTGCTGTATCTGGTTGAGAAGTATCTGGCTCGCAGCAGCCGGGAGGCACTGGAAAAGCAAATAGCGGAGCTGCAGAAACAGCTGGAGGCGGGCGATGAGTGATCAAAATGTCCTCGACCAATTTCTGAGTGCTGGTCTGAAGGTGGATTGGCCGCCAGTCGTCGGAGAGCTGGTGCGTTGTAAGGTTGAAGGGGACGGTGGCAATAAGCGCTCTGGCTGGTATGTGCTGCATGAACTGCGTCTGGACAATGGCGGCCAGGTGTATGTGGGGCGCTACGGCAACTGGAAAAATGGCTCGGGACAGGATGGCGTCAAAGTAGAGTTTGATGCCGGCGGCTTGAGTGAAGACGAGCGGGCCCGGTTGAAGGCCGAGCAAGAAGCGGCACGGCAAAAGGCTGCCCAGGAGAGGCGGCAGCGGGCTGAAGACGCAGCGAAGCGAGCTGAGGCTATATTCGGTAAGCTGCCCGATTCCGGGCGCTCTGATTATTTGCAGCGTAAGAAGGTTGGGGCGCACGGACTTCGATTTTCGCGTGGTTCTGTCGTGGTGCCTGTTCGGCACATTGATGATTCCCTTGTCGGGCTGCAATTCATTGATGGCGAGGGAGAGAAGAAGTTTCTAACAGGCACCCCGAAGCGGGGTGCTTTTCATTTGATAGGGGATCTGCAGCAGGCTCAAGCATTGGGCATTGCTGAGGGCTATGCGACCGCCGCCACTGTTTATGAGTGTGCTAAAAAGCTTCCGGGCCCGATTCCCGTTGTTGTTGCCTTTGATGCAGGAAACCTGATGCCGGTGGCTAAAGCCTGGCGAGAGAGGTGCCCGGATCTTCCGATTATCATTTTCGCTGACGATGACGCGACCACTGAGGGTAACCCCGGTATTACCCTGGCTCAGGAAGCGGCAGAGGCTGTTGGTGGTGCCGTGTTGCCGCCGCGCATGCAGGGGGCTGCATGAGTCGGAAGCTGGATTGGAACGACCTTCAGCAGCTGATTGGCAAGGATGAGACGGCCAAACAACTTAATGAAGGTATCACAGCTATTTTGAATGGTGGTGCTGCTGCCAATGATTGCTCAAATAAATCTCCCAAACCCTCTGATAATGGCGGCTCCGAATCTAAGGTGGTCGCGCTTCCTGATCTTGCTGATGCTTTGAAGAGGTTCGCCTGGACAGTACCTGATGGCCGGATTTGGGATAACCAGACGCACAAAATCCTGAAGGAAAAGCAGGTCAGGGACTGGATCGGCGCAGAAGTTTACAAGGCGTGGAAGGGTAGCGAGAAGCGCCGGGCGGTTCAGCATTCTGATGTGGCGCGTAAGGCCTCAGCCGCCCAAAAGAGGGGGGGAGGGGAATTGGGCATGGCGCTGCGGCGGTTTGTGCTGCTTTACCCTTCGCAGAATGCCTGGGACAGGGAGCGGCGTGAGATTGTCGGGCTGAATGATCTGAAGCCTCTTTTGCATCGCTGGTACTCCCAATGGCTTGAGCATCCGGATCGTGAGTTGATCGACCGGGACAAGCTGGTTTTCGATCCTCTGCAGCAGCACAGCCCTGAAGACGGCTACATCAATATGTTTCGTGGTTTGCCGCTGAAACCTGCTGGCGACCTGGTGCAATGCAATTACATTATGCGGCTAGTGGATCATCTGTGTAACGGTGACCAGGTGGTGGTGAAGTGGTTTCTGCGCTGGCTGGCGTATCCACTGCAGCATGTGGGGGCGAAGATGGCCACGGCGGTGTTGATGCATTCGGAGACGCAGGGCACGGGTAAAAGCCTGCTGTTCGAGCGGGTGATCAAGCCCATGTATGGCGAATACGCCGCTACGCTGGGCCAGCATCAGCTGGAATCGCAATACACGGACTGGCGCAGCCAAAAGCTGTTTGGCCTGTTTGAAGAAATCTTCAGCCGTGATCAGAAGTACAGCCACACCGGCACGCTGAAGCACATGATTACCGGCGATACCCATCGCATTGAGAAGAAATTTGTGAGCGGTTGGGAAGAGGCTAACCACATGAATGCGGTGTTCCTTTCCAATGAGTTGCAACCTTTCCCTGTTGAGCCCAGCGACCGGCGCATGCTGGTGGTGTGGCCTGAGACAAAGTTAACGCATGAGCTGAAGCAAGGTGTGCTGCATGAGTGTGAGCACGGGGGGCTTGAGGCGTTCTACCAGTTCCTGCTGCAGATTCGGATGGAGTGGAGTGATCGTGATGATCCAGAGCCGCGCCCCTTTGATACTCACCGTGAGCCGCCAATGACGGAGGCCAAGGCCAGGCTGATCGATTTCGGCAGGCCGAGTTGGGATCTGTTCCACATGCAATGGAAGGCTGGACACCTGGCCCCGCGGTTTTCTTATGAGACGTGCCTGGTGAATGACCTTTATCGGTTGTATCGGCAGTGGTGTACGGATGCTGGTGAGCGTTCAATGACCCGCGAAAGGTTTTCCGGCGCCCTTTCCGGTAGGGAGCGCCGGCGGCGCGATGTGAAGTATCAGATAGGAGTTAACGAGCGCAAGGGCACGTTCTTCCAAGTCGGTGAGCCTCCTGAAGGTGAGTCGCAAAAGGATTGGCTGGGTGAGTTTGTGCTCCGCTGGGAGAAGAACTTGGAGCCAAAGGATGATTAGGCCGGAGGTTGGCCGGATGCAGGCCGGAGGGGCGTCTTTCGGTAAGCGCTTGAAATCTATGGAAAGGCCGGAGGGCCGGAAGGGCCGGAGGGTTATCGCGCGCGCGTGGGTGCGCGTGTTTATGTCTCCACTGCGGTGTTTGCAGAAATCGTTGTACCCACACGCGAGAAACACCCTCCGGCCCTTCCGGCCCTCCGGCCTTTCGTTATTTTTCAGTGTGTTATGGGTTGCTTGCCCTCCGGCTAACCCTCCGGCCTGCATCCGGCCTTCGCTTTTTTTATGTTCCACGACAAACAATCCAGAAATGGTAAGGGGAGAGTGATGAATTCAATCCAGTTGATGATGAAGTTGGCGGTAGATGCTCAGGCTTGTGAAGTGGGTTGTGGCGGCGGGCGATCTGGAATACCGGTTTCTTCGATGGTTGCTGCGGCGCTGGGTATGGGGAACTTGAAAAAGGAACCTTACCTGGCGGGGCTTTATCTTGTTGCACAGCAACAGGAGTTGCGAAAACCAGTTACCGATCTGCTGGCTTCTGCAGGGCGAAACGTATTTCTGAGGGAGGGTTGGAAAACGGATTACTGTTTTGGCATTGCGGAGATGTGCTTGTTCGAGGTCTGCTGGCCGAATTATTCGGATGAGGCAGAAAGTGAATCCCTTGATGTGCGATTCGAGGATGCGCTTTTGCCGCGTAGCTTGAGGGAACAGGCGATTCTTTCAGGCATTGAGCAGTCGCGATTTGTTCGCACATGGGCGCCCCGTGCTCACGAAATGCGATTGATACTGGCGAGGTGGATGGATGATTGCGCGCGTCACCTCGACCACCATTATTTCGATGAGGGTGAGGCCGCGTAAATTACATGTTGCAGACCGCATCATTTTGAGGTACTTTTTTCCCAGACTGGATAAACCCTGCCCTGAGCAATCAAGGCGGGGTTTTTTTATGCCTGCATAAAACCAGTCTCTCTCCCGGGCCCACCTTTTGGTGGGCTTTTTATTTGTGCGGATTCCGACTGAAGGGGCAGCCCGAATGACGCCAAAGACTGACACCGCTGTGTCGGCCACCAGTTATGTGGGTGCCGGAGTTTCTGTGATTGCCGGCCTGACATTGACTGAGTGGGGCGTGATTGTCGGGATCGTGACGGCGCTGGTAACGCTGTTGATTAACGCGATTTACCAATACCGCAAGGATCGCCGCGAAGAGCAACTGTTCAACCTTCGCGTGGATCAGATCAAAGAGGGTGACCGTGATGGCGAATAAAGCGCGCTTGGCAGGCTTGGTGGCTGCTGGTGTGCTGACTATCGCGGGTGCCGTGGTGGCACCGTTTGAGGGGCGTTCCCTGGTGGCGTATCTGGACCCTGTGGGCATCCCGACGATCTGTGAGGGTGTCACGGCAGGTGTACAGCTGGGCGACACCGCGACGGATGCTGAGTGCGATGAAGCCCTGCAGCATGAGCTGGTGACGCATCTGGCCGGTATTGAAGCCTGCATCGATGGTTACCTGACCCCTAACCAGTGGGCCGCTGTGCTCAGCTGGACGTACAACGTGGGCGTGGGTGCAGCGTGTAAAAGCACGCTGGTGCAGAAGATCAATCAGGGCGCAGAGTACAGTGCCTGGTGCCCTGAGCTGAAGCGCTGGGTATATGCCGGTGGCAATAAGCTGCCGGGCTTGGTGCGGCGCCGTGAGGCGGAATATCAGTTTTGCATGGGTGATGCATGAACCCGGCAATGATTCGCGGCTTGGCTCTGCTGCTGGTCGTCGCTGGCATTTACGGTGTGGGCTTCGTGTCGGCCTGGCAATGGCAGAAGGGTGTGTTCGCTGAGTACCGGGAAGAGCAGGCACTGGATGCTCTTGTGGATGTGGCGCACGTGATGACACAGCGCGACAACCTGCAGAACCGACTGGAGACCCTTGATGCAAAGCACACTGAAGACAGGCAAGCGGCTGCCGAACGTGAGGCTGATCTGCTTGCTGATATTGAGTCTGGCCGTCAGCGGCTGTCAGTGCTTATCAGGCAATGTGGATCTAGTGAAGCGACCGGCACCACCAGCGTGGATGATGGAGCAGTTCGAGCCGAACTTGACCCCGCGCATGGTGCACGAGTTATCCGCATCACCCGAGACGGAGACCGAGCGATCCGCGCCCTGAGCGGGTTGCAGGATTACGTTCGGGAGGTGTGCCAGGCCGATGGCTAAGCAGAACCTTACGATCACGATCACAGTTCAGCAGCGCTGGTGGCTTCCGCCTTATCTGTTTGGTGTTCGGCTGACCAGCTTGGCGCTAGGTGTTCAGCCGGATTGGGTAAGGGTTGAGCGGGTGATAAAGAAGGGTTTGGTCACCAAGGTGAAGAGGGGCTGAGCTTATGGCCGCGAAGAAGCGGATGTATGGCTCACGGTGGCAGAAGGCCCGTGATGGTTTCCTTGCTCACCACCCTCTCTGCATGGAATGCAACAAGTTTGGGCGAGTGACTGCGGCGGTGGTGGTTGATCACATCGTTCCACATCGTGGTGACTGGTCAATCTTCTGGGATAAGGACAACTGGCAGTCACTGTGCAAGCACTGTCATGACAGCCACAAGCAACGGCTTGAGAAGAGCGGCACGGTGGTTGGCTGTAGTGAGACTGGCATGCCCATCGACCCCAATCACCACTGGAATCGTAAGGGGTAGGGGGTGGCAAAAGTTCAAAAGTTGCCGCGCCCAAGACCGCTGCTCCCCCTTTTCTTGCGCAAGCGGGAGTTTTGGAGGGGGGGGTGTTAATGGCTGGATCAGCCAGGAGGTAACCATGGGCCAGCGAGGGCCGGCACCCATGCCGGATAACGTACATCGACTGAACGGCAATCCCAGCAAGAAGAGCTTGGGTACCGGTAGTGATGTACCGATTGAAATTCCTGCTGCACCTGAGCACCTGGATGACGAGGCCCAGAAGGAATGGACCCGCATCAGCAACGAGCTCTTCCGCCTGGGGCTGATCGCCAAGGTAGACCGCGCGATTCTCGCGGTTTACTGCACTGCCTATTCCCGGTGGGTGAAGGCGGAACTGAAGATGCAGGAACTCGGTGAGGATGGGCTGGTGCAACGCTCGCCGAACGGATACCAGCAAATGAGCAGCTGGCTTCAGATCAGTAATCGAGCGGTAGAGCAGATGAAGTCCGCTGCGGCTGAGTTTGGCATGAGCCCATCGGCCCGGGTTCGTGTGAACCCCAACCCTCAATTCGACATGTTTGGTGATGGCAAAGACAACCAGGACCAGAAAGGCAGCGCCAAAGGCAAAGCCAACCCGGCGGAGAAGTACTTCTAGAGCCAAGGATCCTGTTACCAGTTATGCCGAAAAGGTGGTGCGCGGCACCATCATTGCCGGGCCTCATGTCCGCGCTGCTTGTCAGCGACACCTGAATGATCTGAAAGATGGCCCTGCCAGGGGCCTCAAGTGGGATGTGGCGAAAGCCAAGCGAGCCATTGGTTATTTTCCTGATGTGCTACACCTGAATGGTGGCGAGCATGAAGGCCAGCCATTCGAATTGCAGCCCGCCCAGGAGTTCATTGTTGGCAGCCTGTTCGGCTGGATGGATGCTGATGGCACCCGCCGGTTCCGATCGGCCTATGTCGAAACCGCTAAAGGGAACGGGAAAAGCCCCCTCGCAGCAGGAATAGGCCTGTATGGCTTAACGGCTGACGGCGAAAACCGCGCCGAAATTTATGCGGCCGCCACCAAGAAGGACCAGGCGCAGATCCTGTTTCGGGATGCGGTGGCCATGGTGGATCAGTCTCCTGAGCTTGCGTGGCGCATACGCAAGAGTGGCTCTGCGGGAAACGAGTGGAATCTGGCATACCTGGATACCATGAGTTATTTCAGGCCGCTCAGCGCCGATGATGGCCAGTCTGGCCCGCGGCCACACATGGCGCTGATTGATGAGCTCCATGAGCACCGCGATGGGCGCGTGATTGAAATGCAGCGTGCCGGCACAAAGGGCCGGAAGCAGGCGCTGATCTTCATGATCACCAACAGTGGCGCCAACCGGCAGTGCGTCTGCTATGAGTACCATGAGTACGGTATTCAGGTTGCCAAGGGGGCGGTAGAAGATGATTCCTTCTTCTCCTACGTGTGCGCCCTGGATGAAGGTGATGATCCATTCAGCGATGAATCCTGTTGGATCAAGGCCAATCCCCTGCTGGGCGTCACGATCCACAAGAAGTACATCCGCGAGCAAGTTCGTGAAGCCCGGGGCATGCCATCGAAAGAGAGCGTAGTTAAGCGCCTCAACTTCTGCATGTGGGTGGAAGCCGCGAATCCCTGGCTTAGCTTTGATGCCTGGCAGGGAGGGTTGGCGGGGTATGACCTGTCCGATCTGGCTGGGCGGAGGTGCCGCGCGGGGCTGGATTTGTCCAGCACCACGGATCTGACTTCATTGGTACTGGCCTTCGAGCCTACCAGTGAGGATCCGGTATGGCGCCTGTTGTCCTTCTTTTGGCTGCCTGATGCAGGGATAAGCGACAAGGAAAAGAAAGATCGGGTGCCGTACACAGCCTGGGTTACCCAGGGGCACCTTGAGTTAACGCCTGGGCGCGCCATCAGTAAAAGCCATGTCCTAAAACGAATTGGTCAAATCAGCGAGCAGGTAGAAATTGTTGGGCTGGCCTATGACCGCTGGCGCATTGAAGACCTGCAGCAGCTAGCCATTGATGAAGAGATAACCCTGCCGGAAATGACGCCTTTTGGTCAGGGCTTCAAAGATATGGCCCCGGCGGTGGATGACTTTGAAGAAGGGCTGTTGAACGGCCAGATCAAACACAATGGCAACCCGGTGATGAACTGGTGTGCTGCAAATGCGGTGGTGGTTTCTGACCCTGCGGGTAACAGGAAGATCGCGAAAGACAAAGCCACCGGCCGGGTGGATGGCATTGTAGCGGCGGTGATGGCCAAGGGTGGCGCCAAAATCGATATTGATGATGGCCCCAGCGTGTACGAAACGCGTGGGCTTCTGGAGGTTGAACTGTGAAAGCGGGTGTAATTCTTGCCAATCTGCTGTTTGTGGCTGGCCTGGCCATGATCTCTGCAGGGGCAGGAATGATCTACCTGCCAGCGGCCTTCATTGTGGGTGGTATCGGCATGCTGGTCATGGCAATTGGCCTGTATCTTTCCATGGCAAGAAGCGCCGCTTCAGGGAGCAATGAATGAATATCCTTGGCGGTCTGCTGGGCAGATACGGTGAACCTGTAGCGCTTTCCGAGATGGAATACGGTGTGCGGCGGGCAGTCAACAAGACACAGGCCGGCACGTTCGTGAACGAGTACCTGGCGCTCAATCTCACTGCGGTTTCCTGTGCTATTCAGGTGATTGCCAACACGATGGCGCAATTGCCTGTGCATGTTTATCAGCGCACCAGCACCGGGCGGCAACCAGTGACTCAGCATCCCGTGGAGGGCCTGCTGAACCTGGAAGCAAACGCGAACATGACGCCATTCACCTTTAAGCAGACGAAGCAGTCTCACGCTTTGCTGTGGGGTAATGGTTACGGCGAGATCATCCGTAATGGCCGGGGCCAGGCCGTGGCCCTCGAGATCATGGAGCCCGATCGCACCAAGCCGGAAGAAAAAGAACCGGGCCGGATTGTGTACGACTACAACGGATCCCTTGGCGGTGCCGCTATCCCGTCTTCGGAAGTACTCCATTTAAAAGCCCTGGGGTACAACGGACTGCTGGGTTACTCCCAGATCCAGATGCATCGTAACGCGCTTGGCCTGGGGCTGGCTGCGGAGCAGTTTGGCAGCAAGTTTTTTGCCAATGATGCGAAGAGCGGTGGCTTTCTGCAGCACCCGGGGAAGCTGGGTGAACAGGCCACCAAGAACCTGCAAGACAGTCAGAACAAGCAGGGGGGGCTGGATAACGCCTTCAAGGTGAAGATCCTTGAGGAGGGCATGAAGTTCATCCAGACCACCATCCCTCCTGATGATGCCCAGTTTCTGGGGACTCGAGAGTTCCAGATTGCTGAGGTGGCGCGGATGTATAACGTGCCCCTGATCCTGCTGCATAGCCATGAGAAAACCACCAGCTGGGGCTCTGGCATCGAAGAGCTCATTCTCGGTTTCGTGCGCTTTACCCTCCAGTCCTGGATTGTGGCGGATGAACAGGAGATGAACCGCAAGCTGTTCACGCCGAAAGAGCGGGCGGATGGCTTGTTTGTGAAGTATGCCTTGGGCGCCTTGTTGCGTGGTGACATGACAAGCCGGGCCAACTTCTACAAAACCATGGCGGAAATCAGTGCGCTGACCGCTAACGAGATTCGGGAACTGGAAGACCGCAACCCGCTTACGGGTCTTGATCGCCCCTACATGCCCACCAATTGGCAGCACGTAGACCAATCGGGCCAGGCATCAAAGGAGAACGAAGAATGAAATACGCGCATTTGATCGCTGCCATTGCCGCTGAGTGCTGGGCCATGGAGCCTCTCAAGCTCGGCGCGATGATGGACATCGTCAAGTTTGCTGCTGAAGGCGGGAAGCTGGGCCCGGACGAAATCTCCGCGCGCATCGATGCGGCCAAGATGACGGGCGCTCAGGATCGTGCTGTTCAACGGAAAGAGGGTGGCGTGGCCATTCTCCCGCTGGGTGGCGTCATCAGTAACCGTGCTCCATTGGTGGAAAATGTCAGCACGGATCCTGGCACCAGCGTTGAGAAGTTCGGCAGGCAGTTCCGTGATGCGATGAATGATAGTCAGGTGAAGGCAATCATCATCGATACCAATACTCCGGGAGGAACGGTGTCTGGCGTGCCGGAGCTGGCAGAAGAAATCTTCACCAGCCGTAACCCCGACAAGCCGGTGATTGCGCATGTGAATGCGCTTAACGCATCGGCCGGTTACTGGATCACCAGCGCTGCAGATGAAATCGTGGCATCCCCCAGCGCCCAGATCGGAAGTGTTGGTGTTTACACCTTGCATGAAGATATCAGCAAGTGGCTGGAAGCTTTGGGCGTGAAACAGACGCTCATCAGCGCTGGTAAATTCAAGGTGGAAGGGAATCCGTTTGAGCCTCTCAGTGAAGAGGCTGAAGCTGCTATTCAAAGCAGCGTCAACGAGTACTACGACATGTTCACCGACGCGGTGGCTCGCCATCGCGGCGTCAAGACTTCTGAGGTCCGTGGTGGCTTCGGTGAGGGGCGCACGCTGATTGCTCGGCAGGCGCTCAATGAAGGGATGATTGATCGTGTTGCCACGCTCAATGAGACCCTTGCCCGATTCGGTGTTGGCCCGTTGGCCGCTGATCCAGGCACCCAAGCCGCCACGCCGCGGCGCAACATGGCCCAGCGTAAGCTGAGCCTCATCTCTTAACTCAACCAGGACCCCTTAACACACTGCCAGCTCTGGCGGTGGGGGACCCTTTTGTCTGAAATTCAGGAGACAGACTATGAGCCTTCAGGCCCTGCGCGCATCGCGCGAGAAGAAGGTTGCGGAAATGCGTCAGCTGGTCAACACGGCCGAGGCGGAAAATCGCGACATGAACGAAGAGGAGGCGGGTAAGTTTGATGCAATGTCCGCTGACGTAACAAAACTGGATGCCCAAATTGCGCGGCTGGAAGATCTCGAGGGAATGGAAGCGGCGCTGGATGAGCCTGCGGATTCTCGCGTGGCAGGCGTTCGTGGCCACCCCGGTCGGGCAGCAGCTGCTGCTCCGAAGGAATTCGAAAGCCTGGGTGAATTCATCCATGCAGTTCGTTTCCGCCAGAACGATCCTCGCCTGGCTGACCTGTATGCCGAGCCTCAGGCTGCTGATGATATGCAGATGGGTGAGGGTGCCAGCGGTGGCTTTATGGTGCCCACCCAGCAGCGCGATGAGCTGCTGCAGGTGAGCCCGTCTCAGGCCATCGTCCGACCGAGGGCGAATGTCATTCCGGCTGGTAGCCCCCCGGATGCCGAGATCACCATGCCGGCTCTGGATCAGTCTTCTGACCAGAATATGTATGGTGGGGTTGAGGTTCGCTGGATTGAAGAGGGCGGCGAGAAACAGAAGACCGATGCCAAATTGCGCAATATCAAGCTGAAGCCTCATGAGGTCGCAGCTCACGTTGTGATCACTGATAAGCTCCTGCGCAACTGGCAGGCTAGCGGTACCTTTATCAGCGGGCTGCTTCGTCGCGCCATCATTGCTGCTGAAGATCGCGCGTTCCTTTCCGGTGATGGTGTAGGCAAACCGCTGGGTGCAACGAAGGCGGCTGCCTGCCTGGCTGTGAATCGCACCACTGCCAGCGATGTCATCTACGACGATCTGCTGGCGCTGGATGAAAAGCTGATCGTATCTGCCATGAACAGTGTCTGGGTGGTTAGCAAGCGAGCGAAGACCCGCTTGCGGAAAATGCAGGACCCGGAAGGACATTATATCTGGCAGGAGTTT